GTCGTTTCTTCTTTATTTGGTTCATATGGTACTACTCAAAATGCAGCAAACACTATTGATTTAATTAAAGCTGGCGTAAGTTTGACAGGTTTAGGAAACTTTGTATCGCCAAAGATACGAGAAACGGTAGAACAAACAGTTTCTGGACTTTCTAATGTTATAGGCGTTAATCAAAAAGAATTTACCCAAAGATTAGAAAATGGCGTTCGAAGTGTTCGTAGAATTACAGATACAATTGCTCTTTATATGCCAGATACTTTAAATTTTGACTATAATCAAAGCTATAGTGAATTAAGACCAGGTGAGCAATTGGAGGGCAAAATTCTTTCAGCTGGATCTGGAATAGCTGAAACATTAAAAGCCGGCGGATCTATAGAAACTGTAAAAGCAAATTTGGCAAAAACTTTATCGCCATTTGCCTTTAAAGCACTCACTTCTTCTTTTGGTGATGTAGGTAAAATACTTTTTACCGCAGGCACAGGTGGTGCTGTAAGTAATCCAATGCTAGAATTGATTTATGCTTCTCCTTCTTTTAGAGAATTTAGATTTGATTTTATTTTGTATCCACGCTCTCAAAGAGAAGCAGTAGAAGTAAATAATATTTTAAATCGCCTAAGATTTCATCAGGCACCAGAGTTAGTCAAAAATACAGGTGGCGCATTTTTATATCCGCCATCAGAATTCGATATTTCATTTTATTACAACGGTCAAATAAATCCAAATATTCCAAGAATTTCTACTTGTGTTTTAACAGGTATTCAAACAGATTATGCACCAAACGGATTTGCTGCATATGAAGTTCCTGGCCAAAACAAAGCTGGATTTGGCGGTACAGGTATGCCAGTTGCAATTCGTTTATCTCTGTCATTTAAAGAAACTGAGTACCTTGTCAAAGGAAGTCCAGTATTGAGTAATGTTGATAAACCGCAATATACAAATCAACAGTTAGATGCATTTAGAAGAGCCGGCCAAGCTGGTGAATTTGGTACGAGTTAAACATGGCACGATACTTTAATTACTTTCCAAAAACTTTTTATTCTACACAAGACATTGTTCGTGGTGTAGATACTGTTACAAACATCACGGCAAGATTTTCATTAGAACAATCTTTCTTAGACAACACAACAATTTATTTGAAGTATGATGTGCAAGAAAGTGATACACCTGAAATCATTGCTAGTAAAATTTATGATTCTCCAGAGAGACATTGGATTGTTTTGGCAGCTAATCAAATTATTGACCCACAATGGGAATGGCCATTAGAATACAGAACACTCATTACCTACATTACAGAAAAATACTCCGCCAATGCAGTAAGTCCTCAAACTGGTTTAGAGTGGGCACAATCAAACATTTATGCTTATTATGAAGTTCAAACAAGAACAACCATTTCGACCGGTGCATCAATTGAAAAGAAAATTGAAATAGATGCAAACACATATGCAAATGTTGTTGCAAGTACCATAACTAAAACTCTTGCTGATGGTGCACAAATTTCGATTGCAACAACAAAAGAAACAAAAACATACTATGACTATGAAGTTGAAGAAAATGAAAACAAAAGAAGTATTAAAATAATTAAACCAGAGTTTGCATTTTCTTTAGAGGAAGAATTGAAACGAGTATTTTTATAATGACAATTGAACTTAATCAATCTACACAATTTAAAGTAAAGAGATTAGAGATTGTTACTAAATTTGGTAACATAAATCTTTCCAATGCCTTTCAAGAAATAAACATTTATGATAGTATGTTTATGCCATGTATTCGTGGAGAAGTGTTGATACAAGATTCGGTTGGTATTTTAAATCGTCTATTGTTAGATGGCAGTGAATTTATACGAATTGCTATTTCAAAATCAGATGAGAGTAGTGACACGCTCTTTGAAAGAACTTTTAAGATTTATAAAGTATCAAATCGAAAAAATGTAAGTCAAAACTCTGAAATTTACTTGTTGCATTTTATATCAGAAGAAATGATATACTCAATGCAACAGAAGATTCGCCAATCATTTACTGGTCAAACTTACACAGGAATGGCAATAATTATTTTAGTAAATTACTTAAAAGTTACTGGCGACAAAATTGCATTTATTGATGCAACGCAAGGCTTACATACGCATGTAATACCAAATCTGAGTCCTTTTGATGCCTTAAATTGGATTGTTAAAAAAGCATTAAACGAAGAAAACTTACCTAACTTTTTGTTCTTTGAAAACAAAAAAGGTTACTGTTTCGTTTCTTTGTCCTCTCTCATTAAAGAACCAACAATCTTTGACATAAACTTTAATCCAAAAAACATTAACGACATTGAAGATTCTTCTTTCTTGGGTGCTAGTGACATGAAAGTTGTTTCACAATTTGACTTTCTGCAAAGCATCGAGGGTGGTGTTTATGCCGGTAAGTTTATTGGAATTGACCCCATTACAAGGCAAGTTCGTGTAAATCGAATTGACTATCAGAAGACTTACAATAGAACCAAATATCATCTAAACAAATATCCAAACTTTTCTGGTTCAAAAAACAGAGAAGGATTAGATGCAGCTCAAATGTTTGATTCGAAAGTATCTTTGTATCCATTTGCAACAACAAGAGGAACGACACCGTATATTCAGACAAACAGTAATCAAGAAGGAACAATTATTGACAAGACACATTTTTATGTCTTTCAACGAATGCCTATCTTGACCAATTTACTTCAAACAACAATACATTTGACTATGCCAGGTAACTTTGCTTTAAGTTCTGGTTATACTGTAAACTTAAATGTACCAACAAGAACAACGAAAGTTGATGACGGAAGTAATTTTGATGACAGTTTAAGTGGCAAGTATATTATTACAGCAACACATCATGTTATTCGTCCAGATAAACACGAAACTGTTATAGAAGTTGCAACAGACTCAACCAATAAACCATTCGTTATAAATCAAACTACATATATGCAGGAGGCCTTGGCGGAATGATGAATACTAATTTTGCAGGAAAGAACGGTTTTATATGGTGGGTTGGCATTGTCGAAAACCGTGTTGACGAATTAGCCATTGGAAGGTGTCAAGTGAGAATTTTTGGTTGGCACGATGAACATTGTCAAAAACTTCCCACCGAAAGTTTGCCTTGGGCGCAACCTGTGATTCCCGTTAATGCCCCAAACACTTTTGCTTCACCCAGAGTTGGTGATTGGGTTCTTGGATTTTTTATGGATGGTGAACAAGCTCAAATGCCTGTCATGTTGGGTATTTTACCTGGTCTAAAACCAGCAAAAACAAATCAACCATATGAAACTGATGAAGAAGAACCAGCTCCTTTTAAATACAGTCCTTTTCAGGTAGGCGCATAAATGTCAATACAGTATGATAAATTTTATGGAGTAGTAGGACCAAATCCTAACTTTCCTATTCCTAATCCAGCAAATACAGTAAAAGATGCAAATGGTTGCGTTTTAGAGGTACAACCGCCAAAAGTTGTGTCAGCAGGAAATGCTCCAGTTGTTGGAGGTCCTTCAAATGTTCCTCAAATTGCTTTAGGTGATATACGAAATACAAACATTATGATTACGAATCAAAATCGTGAGCATGTTTGTGATTTTGTTTTGGAAATGCAAAAAAATATTTACTTAAAGAAATTTTTAAAAGCAGTTGCTCAAAAGATTCGTGAAGGTATAAGGTCTATAATTAGACTTTTAGGTCTGTCGGATCGTTCAGGTATTTTAACTGAAATCATTAATGAACTTAAAGCTTTTGCAAGAGACCTTAGAGAAATACAAAAATTTTTAAGAGATGTTAATGATTTTCTAAGATATGTTTTGGCATATATTACAAAAATTCGAGCAATCATACAATGGATTTTAGGATTACCAGCTCGTCTTGCTCAATTAGTTCGTGATTGTTTGTTAAGATTTTTAAAACTTCTTGCTAACATTTTTACTGATTTTTTAGTAGAACTAGGACCATTAGATGGCGAAGGTTCGGGTCAATTTTCAGAGTTAATTTCTGCCTCTAGAGAAGTTATTGAAGAAACAGCAGCAACACTCAGAGAAGCAGGAACAACTCTTGCTTTAGGTGCAGCAATACCGGCTTCTTTAACTGTTGGTCTTTTAATTCCTGTATCACAAGAAGAATTAGATGCTGCAAATAATACCATTAGAACTTATGAATCAAATAATCCAAATCCAACACCAGCACAAATCACAAGTGCCGGAACAAATTTGCAACAAATAGAAGGAATGCCTGCAGCAAACAATGTAAATACAACAATTGAACAAAATAGTTTTAAAACCGTGTGAGTATAAAATGGCAATTGAAAATCCTTATGTAGATCCAGTAGATAGAGCAAAGTTTGAAAGTTTGTCTCCAGAAGACCAAGCTTTCTATTCAGCTGAAGGTGGAGCACCTGACTTAGATGATCCATATATTGCAGCAAGGGCACCAAATGGTGGTATTCCTGCAGCAGAACTAGAATCAAATCCAGATGCATTTGATTTAAATGCTTGGCCAGGGCCATCGCCTCTAGGTGTTGACAATGGTTTTACAGAGCCAGAATCTCCAGCAAACACAACAAAACAACCACTTTATCCATATAACAATGTAACTCAGACAGAAAGTGGTCACGCTTTGGAAATGGATGATACACCAACCCGTGAACGAATTCGAATGCAACATGGTAAGTCATTGACATTCTTTGAAATGCATCCAAATGGTGACCATGTTCACAAAGTTTTTGGTGATGACTATGAAATTGTTATTAAAAATAAAAATGTTTTAATTAAAGGTAATCTTAATGTTACCATCAATGGTGATTGTAATATGAATGTTTTGGGTGACTACAATTTGCAAGTTAAAAAAGATTATAATTTACAAGTTGGTGGTAGATATAATGTGCGAGCAAAAGGTGACATTGATATCTCTGGTGATGACGATGTAAGAATTAGTGCAAATGAAAAGTTTGTGGGACAATTATTTTTAAATGCAGCTGATAGTTTAGTTCTTGGATCTGATTTAGTTGTCAAAGGTTCAATACACGCTGATGTTATTACCGCAGAGTCAAGATTGGCAACTGGTACATTAGGTGGAGTGACTGCTGGTTCTGCTGGCTTTGTTTCTTTACTTGGTGGATTGTCACTTGGAATTCCTATTGCTGTTCCTGGTTCAATTTATGCAGTTGGTTCTGGAACTTTTGGCGTTAAATTATTTGCACCATACATTTCTTCGCTTTGGGCATCATCTATTATTGGAGGATACATTTGGGAATTTGATGTGATTAATTTTCTTTTAGACAACATGCATGTGCATCCTGCCCCAAAAGGAATAACAGGACCTAGAACACCACCAGAAATATCAGCATAAGGAAACTATATTATGACAAGCATTTATGGAAGATTAGGATTTAACTTCACCCCCTCAAATACGGCCATATTAGAAATATCGGCTGACGCAAAAGCACAATTGAATTCTATGCCAAGAATGATGAAAGATTGGCAAATAGATGATATTGGAAATAGTAATATTGGAGGTTACTATAAAAATCCAGTTGCAAATTCATGTTCTTCATTGAATGTCAATACATCTTTAATCTTTGCAGCAGCAAACAACGATCCTGCTAACACATGGACCAATTCAGCTCAAGCTATAACTTTAGCAAATACTGCAAATAACTTTCTCATTGAATTATCTTCTTTTGTGTCTCATACCAATAACTTATCTGGCGTGAATAGCATGACAAATGGCGGCGATGCGGTGAATGATTTTCCGTATTTTGACTCTGCCACCGGATTTGGAAGAATTTTAATTTTCATTACCCATGAGTCAGACGGCGTTCTAAATAGTTCACCAACAATTGGAAGTATGTCAAGTATCTTCATTGATACGGAATTACAGGCAAATAGTCAGATAATTTCTAACGACTTTCAAACAATTAACAATTCTTTTGTTGGGGGAATTTATACACTATCTGGATCAGCAATCAACACAATTATTTCAAATATTCAAACTGCAAATAATTTAATTGGAACAAGAAGATCCTCAGACATTGCCTTTTACAATAATGTAAGGTCTGTTATAAACGACTATGGTGCGGTAAGTAGGTTTAATAATATGGGAGAGGTAAATAAAAACCTTATAACCGACTACATTGGAACAGACAAGATAGTAACAAGATTAAATTCAGAAACAAGTAACTCACAATATTTCCCTAACTAAAATGGCAACAGTAGTCACAGATATCACCAGAGAGTTTAAAGATTTAGATTTAAACTTCACTATTCATCCGGTCAAAAACGATATCAATAAAAATATTGGTACAATAGCGGTTGTCAATTCAATCAAAAACTTAGTATTGACAAATTACTATGAGAAACCCTTTAGACCGGAAATTGGTTCAAATGTTCGTAGACTTTTATTTGAAAACTTAGACACAATTACTGCATCTACACTGGAGAGCGAAATACGCCGAGTAATAGGCAATTATGAGCCTAGAGCAGAAGTTAAAACTATTGTCGTTCAACCTGATTTTGACAATAATGGTTTTAGTGTTTATTTGGAATTTTTTGTTATAAATCGAACTGATCCAATTAGCATTACTTTTTTCTTAGAACGGATTCGATAAATGACAACTTCTAGATTACAAGTCACAGATTTGGATTTTGACACAATCAAAACCAATCTTAGGACTTTCTTACAACAACAAACAGAATTTCAAGACTATGACTTTGAAGGTTCCGGTCTTTCAGTTCTGTTGGACATTTTAGCCTACAACACTCATTATAATGCCTACTATCTAAACATGGTTGCCAATGAGGCATTTTTAGATACTGCCATACTCAGGGATTCTGTTGTTTCGCATGCCAAAACTTTAGGTTATACTCCTAGGTCTTTTAGTGCTCCAAAAGCAACAATTACACTTACCGTAGAAACAAATTCTTCAAATACAGGCACTTTAACAATTCCTAAAGGATTTGCTTTTGAATCTAATTTAATTGATGATGTTTCTTATAACTTCGTAACGATTGAAAGCACAACGGTTACAAAATCAAACACACAATTTGTTTTTGAGAACTTAGATATCTACGAAGGATTTTTTGTTACCTATGTTTTTTCATATACAAAAAATTCAAATCCAAAATCAATTTTCATTTTACCAGATACCAACATCGTAACATCCACTATATTTGTTACTGTTACTGACAATACTGGAAATACTGCTTCTGAAGTATACAATCAAGTTACTGACATTTTAGATGTTGATGCTTCCTCTAGAGTTTTCTTTTTACAAGAAGGTAAAAAGGGAGAGTATCAAATCTACTTTGGCAATGATGTTGTTGGTAAAGCATTGGTCGATGGAGCAACTGTCACAGTAAACTATTTGACTACAACTGGACTTGCAGCCAATAAAGCAAATGGATTTGTTGCCAGAACTAGCTTAGACAAT